TCTGCGAGGAATACGCTTGCGACATTTCTCTTGAAGTTCTTATAGTGGGATGGTGAGGATATTTTCATCACACCTGCCATGATAGCATTTTCAAGAGTTCCTTCCCATGTGAGGTTAAAGCCTGTACCCTCTAACTGAGAGTTAAGCTGTTCTCCGAGGTGCATACTGAAACCCTCGCCTACAAGACCGAGCATTGAGAACGCAGCCTTGTCGGTAGCACGGATGAAGTTCTCGCCCCTGCTTAATCCCGGACGTGCGCCGAGTTTAGCACCTGCCTCACCAAAGATAGAGCCTACACCTCCCATTGCCATACCCGTCACGATACCATGACGAATGCCGTGGAAGAATGCAGCACCGAGGTTAGCGGCACTTGTATCTCCGTTGCTTATAGACTGTACAACACCATTGATACCCTCATAGGCACCCATGTTGATTGCTCCATGTGCGACACCAGTAGTCATTCTTGTTGCAAGTCTCTCTGCTCCGCTTAGGTTAGCTGCCACGAAGTTAGATGCACGTCCTGCTGCTGTCTTTCCTATGGTCTTCTCAAGCGAGCCGAGTCCAACCTTTGAGATAACCTTATTAGCCAATCCTCCTGTACCCATGAATATAGGAGCATCGGCAGCAAAACCTACACCTACCCTTCCGAGCTTAGTAGCTAGGTTAGCGTTCTCTTCATATTCTGCTTTTGCCCTCTGCTGATAGTCTCTCTGTCCTTGAGTGGTAACAGCCATGTTTGCAAGCGTACCAAAGACGGAATCTGTAACTCCCTGCAAAATGTACTCGCCTGCATTCCGTGGCATATAGCGAGCAATCTGTGCCTTGTCAAACTCCTGCTCTACCTGCGTGGCAAGTTCAGGCATAACATACTTGTCGATGTACTCTTCCGTTGTTATACCCTCGTCCTTTGCAGCTTTCTCGTAGGTAGCCATGTTTGCCTTTATCATGTCGGCTGCATTTGCAGATACCTTAGAACGCACATCTTCTAGTACCTTTTCGGGGTCTATTCTGTATTTCTCAGAAGCAACTACTGCCATAGGGTCAACATTCTGACCGTATTTCATGGCTTGTAATGTTCTGCCATTAACTGCATTCTTGAAGTCATTGTCTGCCTCTGTAATAACATCGCCAACAACCTTCTGTACATCGCTACGAGTTGCTTCCTTAACCTTTGCGTTTCTATCTACACGCTCCTGCTGCAATGCTGTAAGAGTGTTGTTAGAGCGGATATTGCCCTTCTCGTCAAAGTGCATACCAGGTCCCTTGCCATTGTAAATTTCATCAATGGCTCTACCTACGGTTTCCTTTGCTCTCCTCTCGCCCTCCTCAATAGATAGCTGACCGCTTGACCTCTTCAATCCATTCTCATCCCAAAGAGACTCGTCGTTCACCACACGGCTGTTAGAGTATTGCTTATAGCCAAAGAGCTTCTGCATCTCAGGGTTGTCAACTTGCCCCCCTGCTTGTCCTTTGTTGATACTCTCTACAGTTGGCTGTGTTTGTGGTGCCTGCGGCATTTGTGCCTGAGCCTGCTCCAATGCAGAGGTCTGTGCTTTATTACCTCCGAACATCGTTTGTCCCACCTCGGCGGCTTGCTGTGTCTGCTTTGCCTTAGGAGAAGATACGCCTGTCTGTATCTTCCACACACGGAAACCGCCTTGTTCGGCTCTCTTTGCATTGGCAACAGGGATATATGCCTCTTCACCTGTATTGTCATTCTTCATGTGAACCATGTAGCCGTTGTATTTCTTTGTGAAATCAGCGTTGTGGTTCTTGTACTCGTATGCAGGAACGTTCTTCTTGTTTCCTTTTGAGTCAATCAGTTCATGACTAATATTGTTTATGCTAATAGGTTCTGCCATAACTGCTTACTTTTTAATAGTTATACCGCCAAAGTCGCTTCCTGTGGACTTCTTGTATGCCATTCTCTGTTTTGCCTCACGCTGCTCGTCATACTTCATCTGAACATTATTATAGGCATTACTCTTTGAACTATCATCAAGTTTGAAGTGATAGTTATTTACGAGATAGTGAGCCAAATGTTGCGCCTTTCCGTCATTACCCCCAACGGCATCACTAATAGCTGCAAGCATATCCTTGACAGATGGTTCTGTATAACTAGTAGAAGATGGAGAAACTTTTCCCATCCATTTCTGCTTAACAGCATAATTGTATATACTTACCACTTCGTCTTGACTGAGAGGAGTGGATTTCTTGTCACGATTAAGCGTACCATACCAACCCGAAGTGAAGGAATGAACGTTATTGTCTTGCAAGTCCTTCAAAGTCTTCAATGTTGATGCTCTATGCTTTGCTGCGGATGCGTAAGAGTTAGCCGCACTCGCTTTCTTCGCATTGATGTCAGCTTGCTTTGTTGGAGCGATCCATTTGGTTTCCTCCTCAATCTTCTTTCTCTGAGCTTCCTTGTTGGCAATACCTGCCGCCTTTTCAGCAAGTTCGTATGGATGCTTTTCTTTAGCCCTCTCTTCGGCACCTTGTTTGAGCCCATAGTTTCTGTCAGCATCCTTGTCCTTCTGTTGTTGCTGATATACCTTGAAGTTGAAGTCCCTATCTGCTTTTGCTGCATCAGCCTTATCCTTTGCGAGCTTTCTCTCAAACTCCCTCTGCTTCTCTGCCTGTGCCTGTTCAAGTGCATCATCCTGTTTCCACTTAGCTTCGTTGATGGCATTCTGGTCTGCTATCTGCTGCGGAGTAGCCTCATGTACAACACCTCTGAGGTTGGCGGCATGACGTAGCATATTGCCCAAAGCCATGATATTCTGTATGGCTCTGCGCTTGCCCTCCTTCGTTCCGTCACCGCCAAAGTTGTTCTTTATCCAATTCGTCAGACCCTTGCCTCCGTCCTTAGATGTAGGCACGGCTTTCTTCTGCTCTTCTTGTAGCTGTGCGAATTTGTCAACGTATGGCACATTCACGTTTTCCGTAGGCTCTGCAATAGGAGGTACTACGGAAACACCCTGCACGTTATTCTGCGGGGTCTGTGGTATCTGCTGATTAGGCTGGGTTAGTTGTGCCTGCTGAGGCTCACCCTCATTAGGCTGTGCCACCGATGTATCCCACATCTGTCTCTGCGGCATTGTCTCCCACATACTCAGCTTCCTCACGTTTCCGTTAGGCTCTCCGACTTGCGGAACGACTGACACACCCTGCGGAGTTGGTGGGTTTACGGGAATGTTACCCACATTCGCATTAGGCGCACCGCCGGAAGGAACAACGCTGCCGATGTTCATTCTGTTCGTTCCGCTCACCGTGACATTCGGAAGCTGAACGTTGCGGAAGATGTTGTAAGGCTGTTGTACTGGAGCCGCCATTGCGGGCTGCTCTGCAATTCCCTGAATGACAGGAAGTGGGGCAGTATCCGTCCATGCCTGCTCCGGCATATTGTCGGGCGACTGCGTTCTGCCCTGCTGATACCTTGAACGTGCTTGTGTTGTCATAACTATAAACGTTTATATTTTGGGGCAAAGTTACAAAAAAAATATAAAATTATGCAATATCGCATAACTTATTTGTCAAATTATTCGTTAAATTATACGAAAATGATTAACTTTGCAACCGAAAGAGGTTGCATTCCTCCCGAAAATCCTATAAAACAGGTCAAACAACACAAACACAAATCTATATGGATAAAGACTTCGATCTTCTAGTCGCAATGCGAAAAGACCTATTCGCAGCTTACCGCGACGTATGCTCAAAGCCGTGTCCCAAACAGGAGACGGCATGGTTTAGAACAGTCAGGCACCCGGCAAAGAGATTCTATCTCACACCGAATAAACTGCGAGTTATAGTTGCCCCGATGATGCGAGGCGACTTCACGAATTATGACAAGATAAAATACGAGCATGTGAAGAGGAAGTACCGCGACCTCTACAAAATCTGCATGGAACTGGTGCAACTGCCAGAGTACCATGACGCTCCGTTCATGAGGGTTGCGGAGAAGGCTGTCACCATGCCTGCGCCCGAGTTCTATACGACACCTGAGACTTTCAGGCAGATATATAGATACTGCAAGCGTTTCGGCATAAACTACTATCCTCACAAGGCTAAAAGGATATGCAAGGCATACACCAACCGCAAGGACGGAAAGCCGAAGGATGCGATTTTTAATGGGAAACTAAAGGCATTTACGAAGCTATGAAACTGAAAGTGATAATATCCATATTGCTGACAGTTCCTTACTTCCTCGGTTTCAAGATGGGCTACACAAGGGATAGCGGTCTAACCGAACACCTGCTTTTCCCTTTCTCCCATGCCAACATTTTCCACCTCGCCTGCAACCTATTGGCGATATGGGCAATAAAATGGAGGAGCGGCACCATCATTCCGTCCATAGTAATCGGCTTCGTGGCATCATACATGCCGACTATCAGCGACTATCCCATGCCTACAATGGGTGCCTCGGGCATCATATTCGCGGCTATCGGGATAATATGGGGCGCATATTTCACAAGGGAATACTTCAAGAACTGGGTTGAGCGCAACGTGGAAGTCCTTACGGACAATGTGAGGAAGTTCTTTCTATTCGTCATTCTCCCCATGACTATAATGCTGTTCCTGCCTAACGTGAACTTCGCCCTTCATCTGTACGCACTCTATCTGGGTATGCTGTACGCATTCTTCCACCAAGTAATAACCCACAAGTAAGCCTATGTCTAGAGAAAGTGATATTCAGTTACTAGTGGAGCAGAACAGGGAGAGGATGGATGCGATGTTCGGTCCATACGATCCCGTCACGGGGATAGGGTGCTACGACTTCGAGAACAGGGTAAAGGTCTGCATCCCCGACTGCGTGATACCCGAGATGTACGTTCCGAAGGAGTGCATGGACGTTCTGCTGTTCCGTCAGCTAGTGCAGTACGGCTCAATAGCCAAGCTGATAACGGAGGGTCTAAAGAAGCCGCACACGATAGAGATGGAGAGTCTGGTGAACTTTGAGATATGCAAGGTGCGCTTCCGTGAAGACCCCGAGTTTGCCCTGTACATGGAGGACAAGATTGAGGACAAGGCGACAGGTAATCTCATTCCGTTCCGCCTCAACTACCCTCAGAGAAAGCTCCTTCATATCTTTGAGAAGCAGAGGCACAAGAAGAAGGCAATCCGTGTAGTGGTGCTAAAGGCTCGTCAGTGGGGCGGCTCCACGCTCACGCAGCTATACATGAAGTGGATTCAGGACCACCGTCACGACGGATGGAACTCCGTAATCCTCTCGCAAGTAAAGGGTGCATCAAAGAAGATTAAGGCGATGTACCGAAAGGCTGTGGAGAACCAGCCCGGATGGACGATAGGAAGACCGGGCGACAAACTGCTGCTCGGACCTTTCGAGAACTCCGTTGACGACTTCCAAGTCACAAACGGCACAAAGGCGGTAAGGCGAAGCACACTTACAATCGCCTCATTCGATACATTCGACAACGTGCGTGGCTCCAACTTCCACATGGCACACTATTCCGAGGTGGCATATTGGAAGAAGACACCTGAGCATGACCCTGAGGGTGTGATTTCGTCTATCCACGGCGGTATCAAGGACCTAGAGGACAACATGGAGGTGTACGAGTCAACAGGACGAGGTGCATCGGGTTTCTTCTACGACAAGTGTCAGTTGGCTATGGATAAGGAGTCCAACGATGCAAACGAGTTCCTTTTCATTCCGTTCTTCGACATTGAGCTGAACCAAGACCCCGTTGAGGACGAGTACGAGTTTGCGGCATGGCTGTATGACAACCGAGACTCCTCACTATGCCCGAAGGGATGGCGAGAGGAAGGCAAGTTCTTTTGGAAGCTGTGGAGGCAGGGTGCTACTTTCAACGCTATCAACTGGTACAGACGAGAGCGCAACAACTACAAGTCGCACTCATTCATGGCTACCGAGGCTCCTGTGGACGAGAACGAGGCATTCCGCAACTCAGGCAATCTCGTATTCAACCCATACTCTATAGACGAGTTGCAGGACGAGTGCAGGAGAGAGCCGAAGTATTATGCGAACATCGAGGTTGTGCATAAGTTCGGCAAGAGGGTGGATGCTTTCGATGTGGAGACTGCGAAGAAGAGGATAATCGGTGCTTCGGAGGTGAAGCTGGTTTCAAAGAACGAGGCTTCGGAGATGAAGATATGGTCTCTTCCGAACAATCAGATACTCCGTGTGAAGAACAGATATGTCATTGCAGTCGATATTGGAGGTGCAAGCGCAACCTCAGACTACACGGTAATGACAGTCCTTGACAGATTGGGCAGCGTTCCCGGAATGCACGGAAAGGTTGCCGTTGCCGCTAGGTGGAGGGCGCATTGCCGACACGACATACTCGCATGGAAGGCAGCGATATTGGCGCACTACTACAACGATGCGCTCCTTGTCATAGAGTCCAACACCTCGGACAGAGAGCGTGACAGCAACACGGAGGGCGACCACTTCGGTACTATCATAGAGGAGATTTCGGACTACTACGACAACCTCTATATGCGACAAGCCTCACCTGAGAAAATCAAGGAAGGCAACTCGGGCACCTATGGTTTCCAGACGAACAAGCTCACAAAGAACTGGCTCATTGACAACCTCACCGCCTGCCTAGACGACAGGCTGTGGGATGAACCCGACAAGGAGATGTTTCACGAGCTGCGTATCTACGAGCGCAAGGAAAACGGCTCAATGGGCAACATTGACGGAGCAGGCAACCATGACGACGTGCTGATGTCAACTGCGATAGCCCTTTGGGTGTCAATGAACGACATGGAGAAAGCCGATTGGGAGCGCAAGAAGAGTGTCAACGCAAACGCTATAAGGTCAAATCCTAAAACAGAAGCAGATATATAGTATGGAAAATGTCAAACAGAAAATAGTCCTCCCTACGAGGGGTGTGTGCAACACCACTCCCGACCCTATCTGCGAGGACGCTGAAATGGAAGACTGCGTAGGTCTCACCTTCACGGATGATGCGATAAGACCGATTCAGGATGTGGCTAAACAGATAGAAGTGACTGACGGCACTCTTATGTTAGTCCATAGGATTAACGACGGGGAGAATGCCAACTACATCATCGTAAAGAATGACAACACTCACTTCTATTTCTATGGAGGTGCGGAAACATACGAGCTTCCTGCCGCTATCATAGACATGACGAGTGTGGGTAACACCATCATCTTCAACACGAAGGACGGACTGTACTACTATCTGTGGAAGAATAACGGATATGAATACATAGGCAACAGAATACCAGAGCCGAAGGTGGATATGATAATGAAGCGTTCAGACGGAATAGAGCATCAGACAGCACCTTATGTATTGTTCCCCGACTCTAAACTTGTTGTCAACTATGTAAACTTACACAACGTATGGAATTTCGAAAGAGATGAGTTCCATGGAGACTCCGAAGATGAAGTAAAGGATAATGAGAAGACGATGACAGACCTCATTCTCGGAGCCTATGCAGAGAACAAGAAGATTGCGGCAGAGGATAACAGGTTTGTCAATCCGTTCCTTGCTGTGTATGCCGTAGAACTCTATGACGGTACATATACGCTTATCTCCAACCCTATCCTCATGCTTCCTTCCGTCCATGAGAACACTATGTTCTTAAAAAAAATGGTCTTAGAAGGATTTGCTATGGGTCTCTTTGTTTTAACTCTTAACTCAGCCTTATACTTCAAGCAGGAAACGGACTACAGCGATTGGGCAGACATAGTAAGAGGTGTGACGATATTCGTGTCAGATGATATAGACCTATACCATACAGACAGACTGAGGGAATACATATTCTCCAATACGCATTATAGTTCCGACCCTTCTCAGCCAGATGGGTATTTTGCAGATATGCGATGCGGTGTGGATGGAATATGCGGTGTAAAGGGCGGTTTTGAGGCAAGTTATCTACGAGAGATAGGGACAAGGAAAATTTATGGCATAGGTTTTCATAATGACTTCTTTGAACATGACCAATCAGTTCATCTGGAACCTGTATTAGAAGATGAACTTAATCTTGCAGGTCATCTATTAGGACACCGCGAGGCAGACCAGATAATTGCCGACATATCCCGAACATCGAACTTCTACAAGGTTGCTGAGATAGGAGCGAAGCCTATAACGGAAATGACATCGCTCGTGAAGTTCATGCCGTCAAAGGCTTTGGCTACACTTACGACTCGTGACCGCCTTGACGTTGTTGACTTCTACTCTCATTGCAAGATATGCGCAGAGAAAGTCTATTCCTTCAACCGCAGACTCAACGTGATAGGTATAGACAGAGGCTTCTTTGAGGGTTTCAAGGCATTCTGCCCATACAGAAACAATGTTGATGACTACTCTGTAAGCAGTAACAGGACACAGGCATACAAGGTAGAGGTGACGATAACCACATCAGAGGGTGACACCCATATTTCTTACACCTTCAACTCTGATGACATCTTCTTTGAAAAGATGTGGTTCTTCTATCCCGACCCAAGAGCAAAGCACGTCAAGGTATCATATTTAAGAAACGGCACATACGTTCCAATCTTTGAGGATGACCTCATAGAACACAGAGGACTTAACGGAGCGTATAGGATAGGAAACGCTCTGCCTACAGGAAAAGAGTATCAGTACATTGTACCCGACACCGTAGAAAAAGAAGTAATAGAGATAAATCCCGACAAGGAGCATCTGCCTAACTACCTCTTGCAGTCAAACGCTGACAATCCGTTCACGTTCAGCGCAAGCAGCTATTTTAGGGTAGGGCAGGGCAGAATACTCGGCATAGCAGGACTTACCACCGCTCTCTCACAGGATGCGTACAAGGTTGCTACCACGATTGTATTCACCACGCAGGGTATATGGGCATTGGAGATTGACAAAGAGGGTGTATATAAGACGGTAAATCCACCTTTCTCACGAGAGGTATGCTCTAATCCGATGTCAATCACTATGGTTGACAACGGTATCTACTATGTCTCAAAGAGAGGTCTTATGATTATCTCTGACAATGCCAACGGATGTGTCACAACGCAGATTTGCGGAAAGAACCATCAAGACTACGACTCTTTCACGGAGTTTATCCAGAACTGCACCTGCGCCTATGACTACCGCGACTCTCAGCTATGGCTCATAAACCCTGACTATGATTTCCATTGGGTGTATAGCATCAAGTCGGGCACTCTCTCACGAAAGGAGGACGGACACAGCTACGAGGCGGTTGTCTCTGACTATCCCGACACTCTTCTACAGGCAGAGGGCTCTATCTTCTCTATGTATAAAGAGCCGAATATCAACGATGATGAAACTCTATATTCTGGCTTCTTCATCACCCGTCCTATGAAGTTCGAGCAGGCTATGGCACTCAAGTCGCTCCGTGACCTCAAGCACATAAAGGACATGAACCCCGAGGGCAGCATCACGCTTACCATCTACGCATCCAACGACTGCAATAACTGGCAGGCACTCACCTCGCTAAAGGGAAGGGGTTTCAAGTATTTCAAGTTCAGGTACGACTTTGAGAACCTAAAGGCAACCGATGCGTTCTGCGGAACGATACTATACTATACCACACGTTTAACAGACAGGTTAAGATAAGGTGATTTTTTTGCTATTATTATTGAAATTCATTAAAAAACTTGGTTATCAGAAAAGTAATCTGAATTTTCATTTATAGCTAACGTAAAGGCGGCAAGTCGTGAGACCAGCCGCCTTTTTCATTCCCTAGGATTTCTGCCTGAACAAATCCTTGATTATTATGAATGAAATGAAAAGAAGTATTGCCATCGGGAAGAACAGCCATAGCCTTATCCTATCCCATATCGTGAGTTTCTTGTCAACCTCCTTGACACTCTCCACCACATAGGGGATTGTGTCACGCTGAATGAACGTGTCTATGCTTGAGCGATAGACATACTTGTAGAGAGTCTGCACTTTATCGACGAATACCGTGTCTCCCTTGACATATTCCTTGATGAACACATCGTTTCGGACTGAATCCCTTATCGTGTCCGTGGAATGTGTGTATCGGTCCACGACTTTCTCTACGACCACCGTCTTCGTCTTGCACGAGACGAGGCATAATACGAAAAGAATAGCTATCAGGTGTCTCATAATATATATGTGTTTAGGATTTTACAAGTACCTTATATGCCCTAGTGAGGTATTTCTTCCTGTCATCCCATCCGTTAGTGCCTCCGTTTATCCTCCTAGTGATTGTTGCGAAATCATCCCTGTCTGCGAGGGCATTGAGACCCTTTTTAGACCAGAACCACATGGAGGAACGTATGGAACCCACCGGCTGACAGAGTAATTCAGGCTTGGAGACCACATCGAAGCCGCAAAATGCCTTATAGTTAGTATAGTTAGTCCGTCCTGTAAGCTGAATAAGCCCTCTTCCTTTGAATTTCACACCGTCTCCCTTGTAGATATTGCCCAAATCCCTGCGCCCCTCGTAGGCTTTTCCACTGGCAATCTCCTCGGAATACCTCATTTCCGCACTTTCGTGGGCAATCTGCGCAAGATAGTGCGCCCATCTGAGCGGAGAGTCAATATCGAACTCCTTTGCGTACTTGTTCAGCCGCAAGACGATTGAGTCTAGGGAATATCCTGCGAAATTCCTATTGCGGGAGATGTTCCCGACCACGTTAGGCATGATAGCCTTGATCTGTTGTGCCGTAATATTCATTCCTCACCTCCTTTTAAGTATTCTCCCTTGTCTCCGAAGTCCTTGAATTTCTTCATAAGGCTCTTCGGGAGTATCGGGTATATTGCGTTTGTGTTCTCCAGCACGGAAATAGCCTCCCTGACTATCATGAAAATGCAGAGATACTTCGACATCCACCCCGTAGCACCTACTGCCTCGCCCTCTATAGTGTAGTTGGCAAGCACATTTGAGAGTATCATAAGCACGATATAGACAAAAATCTTCTTTGCGAAGCCTCCCCAGAAGTCCTCGGAGGACAAATCCTTCCTTATAACGTGCTTCACCATGCCCAAAGCGGTATCCACCACCACAAGCACGGCTATCCACTTGGCGAACTCCCAATCCTGCACCAGATACTTGGTGTAGTCCGTTATTGCGGTAAGCGGTATAGCCGCTATGCAAGACATCTTAATGTTTCTCAGCTTCATTTTCCGTATAGTTTAAGTCGTCCTTCGGCAACACCTCGTAGTCCACGTCCTCTATCGGTCCCATGCGTACCATCTTCTCCACCAATTCCCCGTCCTGCTTATGCTCTACCATCTTCGTAGTGGCAAGCAAGTGAAGGTCGCGGAAATCTCTGTTGATACCCACGTTGACATTGACGTTGGACTCCTTCGGGAGTACCATCTTTGTCATTTCCACATACAATTCGGCATATCTTCGTGGATTGCCGAACCTTATCTCGTCCATGACGGCAAGGAACTCGTCCTGATGATTCATTAGGAAGTCCGCAATGAAAGCCCGATGTGCCTTTGCCGACTTGTCGGGCTTTTTTATCTTGCTGTCAAAATATAACCTTTCCTGCATTGTAGTGATAGATTTGTTTGTTTTACCTTAGAAACCCATAGGTCTGAGCGTTCTCTTCACGCTGCCTGCCCTATGCTTGCACAGATGCACCTTTATCTTCTCGTAAGCCTCGTCCGCATCCTCCTTCTTCGTCTCTGCAAGAGGGTCACGCAGAAGTACAAGGTACTCTGAGAGTACGGCATTGACGATATAGTCATGCACGGTGTCAACGAGAGGTCTCCATGCGGTATCATCCCACCAGTCGGGCATTTTCAGGAGTATTTCCTTCTCCGCCCAATCCTTGAGCTCGTCACCGCTAGCCGTGGCATACACATCGACAACGGCAAGTATAAGCCTTTCCTTGACCTTTTCCACATACTTGTTTATCCATCTGTCGAACTGATGCTTGTACCTGTCAAGCATATCAGCCTCGCTGTTGGACTCCACACCCTGCTCCTTTCTCTTGGAGTCAAGCAGCATATCCATCTGCGAGCTTATGTCAAGCATTATCTGATTCTTGTAGATGAAAAGGTGCCGAAGCTCATGCTTCCTGACACCTATCGGCTTGCCCCTCAATAGAGAGTCGCCGTCGGGCATATCCCTGAAACCTCCCTGATGCGGTCCATGTAGTCTATCCATTGTTCTCCTCCTCCGTATTTTCCTCGGTAATCTCCTCGGTATCATCAATTACTTCTTCCTCTTCCTCCTGCTCGGGAACTTCCCTCTCCTCGATGAACAGCTCAAGGTGCTTGAACACGTCGCTGTCATGTCTGGAGGAAAGCACCATGCAGCACTTGCCGCTACGATGCGCTATAATCTCCACACCGCCCGGAACGTGCCTCCACAGCCTTACGATAGGAGGCATGAAAGTCACCTTTATATCATCCTTCTTGCCGTAGTCGATGGAATACGATACGGTCTCCTTCTGCCCAACGGTCATGTTGACTATGTTTCCGTAGGTGGTGATGCTCTTGGTGTACGGATATTCGGGAACCCTAATGCCCCTCCTCACGAAAGCAAGCTCACACACCTGCTTGAAGACCGTCTCGCAGTTCTCCATATATGGGTCGGAGAACCTGCCGATTGCAGGGGCAACGCTGTTCAGATACCTAGCTATCGTGAAGTTATACACATAGCTCGTAACGGCACTCTTCAACACCTCCGTCAAGTCCATTGTAGGCTTGTCGTCTCCGTCCTCAATCTCTATAGGTGTCTTCTCTATCCTCCATCTGTCGGAATAAAGGTCAAAGCGCAGCGCATCGCCGTCGTCGAACACATACGCATCGCACATATCCTTCAACTTGGCTACCAAATCGCTCGCACCGTCCTTTACCATGTCCTCGTAGATGCAGTCCTCGGTCTGGGAAGTAGTAACCTCGCTAAAGATGTTCCTGCCCTCCCTGTCCTTCGCCCTCTTCGCTACCACCGAGAGATGCTTCTTCGCCCTAGATATAATCTCGGCTCTGTCAAGGATTATACTCAGCTTCATATCAAGTCCTCCAACTAAATAGGTTGCTTCTTACCGTACTTCTTCTCCATGCGCTCCTTCACCTCATTGTAGCCGGTAAGGGAGTCGTTCATGTTCCTCTTCAATGCCGCAGTGGAATTATAGTTCTCATTAACCAAAGGCTTCGTCAGATCATTGCTGTCGTAACCCATACCACTCACAGCCTTGCTAGTCGCTGAACTATCCGTATTCTGAGGCGCAGCCTTGGCATTGTTCGCATTACCCTTGGAGGCATTCGCACTCTCAATAGACGAACCGACACTCATAGCCGCATTGCCCATGTCACTAGCAACCTTGGCTATGTTAGCCCCCTGAGTCCTCAAGTGACCCGCCTGCTTGTCTGCATAGCTAGCATCCTCCTGCATCATAGCAGCTCCAGCCCTGTCCTGCCTAGCCGTATCCATAGCAGCCATGTTAGCTACAGTATCACCTACCATCCTATTGCCAGACTCCTTAGCCATTGCCGTAGCAGCATCAGTACCGCCACCAACCGCAGCAGCACCCTGAGCCTTCTTCCAATTCCTATCGGCATAGTCCTTAGCCTGACGCATCATGTTCTGACCCGCAGCCGTATCGGCATAGCTCTCGTTCATCTTCCTGTTCCAATAAGCCTGCTGCCTAGCATGGCTCTGTGCCTCCTTCTTCCTAGCCTCACGCTCCTTCTTGCCGCTCTCATTGGCTCCGTAGATCGTACTACCTACAGCTAAAGCAGCACCAACAGCAGCAGCTACCCAACACTTCGGACGAGAACCATAACACTCTATAGCTCCATCCCTAAAGTATCTTCCTATTTCCATAACTTACTCCTTTCCATTAATTATTCGTAGGGTAAAACGGAATCGAACCGTTAGAGCCATACCGCCAAATCTATCCAAACTCAATACAACTCAACCGCATTCCCAAATACGGAAATTACCCTAATAACAAAAACAATAATACAATTCAAACAATAGCCACATAGTACCAAATTCCCAGTACCTTTTCCCAGTACCTTTTCAAAAAACAGACAACATAACGAGACACAATGTATAGAACTCCAATTAAGAAGCAGAAGACAGATAGCGAGGCATAGAGGGGGAATAGCGCGAGTGGATTATTCTATTGTAGGCTAGAGCGCAGTACCTAAGGGGGTGGGGGTCTGTGGTATGTACACCTTTTCCCTCGCCTAGTGTGTCCGTATATCTGTGGTCTCCCTCGGTCTCGTGTCGTGGTGTTGTCTCGGTTGTTGTCCTCCCTGATTGCCTCCCTATATATCAGGTGGCGAGGCAGTTTGTTTTACCTTTGTTTTACCACAGCCTTCTAACTGCCTGATTATGAAGCTAGGTTGTGACCCCATTGAGGTCTTAACCCGATTTTTGACCGATTTTTTGACGCAAATTTTTGACAAAGAACGAATGAAGACATACGTCCTCGGGGGCAAAGTTAAGCATATTTTTTGACAATCTGCGCAACACTTCCCCTAGTGCCAATAATTTTTGAGAAAGGATGTTAATAAGTGTCATTTCAGAGCCTTTTTAACATTTGGCTGTAAAATAGGACTTTACCGACATTATGTATGTGTTAAATGTTTTGGAGTGGTTTTTAACATTGTACTATTCATAGATGCGTTTTTTACAGATGTGTGTATTATGTCGTTAAAATGCTGTTTATAGTGTTATATATGGCATTATGGAGGTTATTTTAACGTGATAGGTCGAAATAGTCATATATGCGTTATTTTGGTGTGAAAATAGGACAAAAGCGTCATTTTCTTTGTCAAAGTACGGGATTTTGTTTACTTTGTATAGGACAAAAACGGCATTGAGCTCTTTTTGGTGGTGTTGTTTTTATGGCATTGATGCGTGTTTTGTGCTATATTGAGGCACTTTTGCGGTCTTTTTCCGTCTGAAAGAGCTTTGTTTTGTCCTTTTCTGTGTCTTATCTTCTTTGTTGTCTTGTCTGTGTTGGTGTTCCTGGTCTTTGTGGTGGCTGTTGTTCTGAGGTGGGGGAAAACCTCTTGAAAACATCTGTTGTGAATATGAGCATTAATACAAATATTTGTGCGAAAAAATGTGATGATAGCGTGTTTATTCGTCAGAATTTGTGTAATTTGCTTTCTGAGAATAGCGAGGTTTGAAAATTCCCCACCGATTGCCAAGAAAATGCGAAATATTCAATTCTCAGAGCGTTAAAGCGTGGTTTTGTGCTGTTTTCAGGTAGGAAAGAGGCTGTTTGGGCGTGTTTTTCTGATGTTGTGGTAAATTGTACGGAATTGGTGCGGAAATAGATTGCAGCGTGTTTTATGTTGTTTTCGTCTTATATCCTGACACGTTGTAAGTCCGTTATAAATCCGTTCCCCGAGGTTTACCCAGAGAACGGACATATATACGTGCGTGTGCGTGCGTAGTTAATTGTACGGAACAAATTCAGCGTGTGCAATTGCCCATATTATGTTAAACAACAATAAGCCCCAAACAAAGTAAGCGCATAGTATATTGAATATCGGGTGCAATCTGCTCATAAATATGGCTATGTTCGGAATAACAAGCAAACATATTACTCCGACATACCAAGGATGATAAATAAACAAGCCTATCATGCACACCACGAACAGAATAAACCCCACGACATTTGATATATTGATGAATTTATATACTTTTGTGCTAGCTCCGTGAAAGTTTGATGCAGCCATGAAAGAACCAAACGCAAAAATGGCGTAAAGTGTTGTAACAATAATGTCGTATGTCATAAGTGTAAAGTTATTAGATTATACTTTGAAAAAATAATTGTTGTGATTTTGTGCAGTTATTAGATTGTACGCAAGTATTTATTGCGTTCTGATGTCGGCAAAAGTACGCAATAATTCTGTTATAGTCAAATTTTCAGGGTAAAAAGTGCGTTATTGAGCAAATATTTAACAATTCGGTGCTCAAATTAGTCTAAAGGTGTGATTTTATATCGCTTTCCTTGGAATGTTATTATTTCGCTGTTATCGCCTTTGTCTTCTCCAATAAGCTCAGAAATTGAAACGTTAAGATGTTTGGCGATTTCTTGCGCACGAGACAAAGACATATCACCTTGCAGCCATTTAGTTACAGACTGCAATTTTATCCCCAATTTTTGGGCGAGTTCAGTCTGTGTGCAATTATGTGCTTTTAGACATTTCTTTATTGCATCATTATTTTGTTTTATCTGTTCGCTCCTAACCATATTATATATAAGAATATAGTCTAATTTTTATTATGAGTGCAAAGATACAACAAGTTTTACAAACCGCCAAATAAATAAGCCTATTTTCTTATTTTATTAGCAAATATTCTTATTTTTGTTAATAACTATAAAACTTTCTTCTTATATTCTTAACAAAGGTTAAAAGTTAGAAGATATTTTGATTTTTTTAAGAAAATATTTGGTGATATAAGAGAATCTTCTTACTTTTGCAGTAGAAATCAGAAACAAAGTTTAACTTAAAGAAAGGAGATAAGATATGAAGAAAGAGAAAAGCGAAGAGTTCAAAAGAGACTTGAACAAGCTAACACAGAGATACAACACTCTTCTTGATTTAGTCCGTTATTTGGCAACAGATTTGAGGGAGGTCAAAGACAAGTTTAAGGATAGGAGAGTAAAGGAGAGCGAAAGAGCATTAAACGAGATATTCGTTGATTTGATAGATGCACGAGGATTTTTATTCATACAATGATTCTCAATTAGTACATTACAAAGTTTCTCAGGGGTTATCCGTAAAATCGGTCAGGGAGTAGAGAAAAGCCTCCCGCCCCTCCAACATACAAAACCATCGCAGAATAGAGGCAGCGATTCATAAACAACACTTTCGAGACGTAATGACTATGTTAATAGGTTCAACGCAGTTCTGATGAAGTTGTTATTGTAATGCTACCTTTGAACGTTCCAAGTCGTTATGAGAAAAGCAGAGGACAAAACAGATTAACCACTTAATAATAGGAGATAACACTATGTTACGTTACAATTCTACAATTATCGGTACTCTCACTTTGGTTCAGTACCAACAAGACGAGGAAAAGCCTCGCAAGTTCAAAATCCAAATTCGGCAGGGTAATTGTCTCGCAGTCTTCCTATATGTATATAAGGAGGAACACCCCGAAGATCCCAAGCGACCATATATCCATCAACTTTGCGGATTTCTCGCAGACGAGGCACATCTGAAAGATTGCTTCAAAGAGTGGAAAAGTTGGGTATTTCCTTCGTTGTTCATGTCAACAAAGGAGATTGAGAACATAAGACTAAACCTTTATTATAAGGAGGCTAAAACCCTGCTAAAGTACATGGTAAAGGACGGCTTAAAGGTACAATGTTACTACAAAGAGCCAAAGGGCAAGAAATAGAAACCAATAGGGCGAAAGGTTGAAAGCCTTGCAAGGGGTGCAAGTTCCCCACGCTCTACCAATTTATTCACTTAATCAATAAGGAGGTTTGTATGAAGACTAACAGACTATACAATAAGGAGTGCCGACTTTTTAGGAGGTTGGCACACCTTATAGACTGCATCCCCGATTTCGTTGTATATTCGGTGATAGCTGTTCTTTCGATTTTTTCAATTTTAGTTTCACTATAAAACAATTTACAACTATGAAGAAGTTATTAACAATCATGTTGTTGGCTCTCTCAATGACAGCCACAGCAGCACAGCCAAACGACACAATTGTCGTTAATCAGTCAGCCATAACAAAGTGGATAGTTGATGAAACAACCAACACCAAAGGCGCACGAGTTAAGAAATACTACGTCATTTACAATGGCGAGTTGCTAACCACTTCCAAGACTTGTTACGAGAAAGCTAGCCTTTGCCAAAAGCATGGCGCAAAATGCAATCTCATAGCAATCGGCAAGAAGAAGAACGGCAAGTTTATCGCAAAGAGAATAGCGATGATTTAACCACTATCAGGCTGAGAGGTTGAAAGCCTCGCTTTGGGTGCGAGTTCCCAAACAGCCTCCAATTATTAACTTAAAGTTTGGAGGATATAACATGAAAACTTACAGCGTATCATTCAGAACTGGCAATATGTCTAAAGCTGAGATTTGCAAAGTCATTGAAAAATCACAGAATAGATGTAATTTTTCTGTTGAATATGACAGAAGCACCTACGAGGACATTTTACACGTTGAAACAACCGATTTTTGGACGTGGTATGAAGTCAATCAATACCACGACGAATTAGAAAAACAGATTGCCGAGTTTTTTTCAGTTAAATAAATAACACTCAGGGCGATTGAGTTGTTTGTGTTGTACAAATCAGGGTGCATCCGTTCAAGCGGACGAGGCGAGGGGCAGAGCCTCCCCACCCCCTAATAATGTCTAACAATTAAAATTTACGACTATGGCAACAACTAATAACGCAGCTTTGGCAAAGGTGCAAGAGTACCTTGAGAACAGAGCGAAGACAGAGGCGGAGTTTGCAGCTATCTATGCGAAGCCAAACAAGAGCCTTGAGGAGTGTTGGAAATACATCGTATCAGAGGCAAAGAAGCAAGCAGTTGAACAATGTGCTTGTATTGCTGATGAAGACGTGTTTAATTGGGCGGTTCACTACTACACAGAGGACGAAGTGAAAGCACCCGAGAACACACCGACTGCAAAGGTGACAACCACACCAACACCGAAGATTGAGAACAAAATCGTGGCACTCAAACCAACTGAGACCCCGAAGCCTCAGAAAGCGAATAAGACAGACAAACCAATTCAGTTATCACTATTTGATTTTTAGAGCTATGAAACCGAGAAATAAGAAAGAAGCTAGGCTTTGCGAGTTGCAGAGCAAGTTTCATGCAGTATATAAGAGGGACAGAGACTGGACAACCAACCATTTCAAGGACTTGAAGAAGAAAGGATGGGTGGCTGAATACTTTGCTATCCTCGACACTTGCGAAGAGTATCAGGTTGTACGTTGGCTATTGAATAAACGCAACGGAAGACAAGCAAAGGCAGAGGAAGTGATGCAGATGTGGATAGATACAGAGCACGTTTACTACTTCACGAAGTCAAGGCAATGTTTGGGCAACTACTATATTGACTCATGGTGTTTAGACACTCCGTTGCAGTTCAGAGGACACTACGACAACCAAACGTGGATTTCACGAGATTTGAGACAGCTTTCATTTACTCATGTGAGAATACACAAGTTGCAGCCATGTTTCAAGTATGGAGGTTTAGAGAAATGTCATCTTCTGAGCGAAGCACCATACTACATTTTGAAATACTTGGCAAATCCACACTTCTGCACTATCAAGCAAAACCACATCGGTGTAGCAGGGTTCTGCAAGCGTAATTGGAACAAGTTGGAGACGATATTCACAGCGTTCAAGATTACATTGCGCAATAAGTACATGATTTCTGATGCAAATCTGTGGTGCGACTACATTCTTCTGTTGCAAAAGAATGGCTTGGATCTACACAACAGAGCTTTCGTTTGCCCTGATGATATACAGCACGCACATAATTGGGTAATGGCTTTGGAGCAAGCACGGATAGAGCGACAGAACGCAGAAGTAATGAAAGCAGAGCAAAAGCGATTCCTGGCACATCACAAGGACTTCTTGGGTATCGCTTTCGGAAGTGGCAAATTGTCTTTGCACTCTTTGGATAGCGTTGCAGCGTACATTTCAGAGGGACACATAATGAACCATTGTGTCGGTCATCTGTGCAAATACTACGAGAAGCCTGACAGCCTCATTCTCACTTGCGACTACGAGGGCAAGAAAATCGCTACAATCGAGGTTTCCATCCGTTCCCTGAATATTGTTCAGATACAAGGCAAGAACAACGACAGACCGCCTCATTACAAGGAAATCAAGCAACTTGTGGAGGATAATCTGTACTTGGTAACAGAGAGGAAGAACGGCAGAGTAAAGACCGCATAAGGCTATGAAGAGGGGGTTTTAGGTATTCCGTTAAAGCGGAGGTCGGGGGTGCAACTCCCCTGATACCTACTAATTGTTTAATTTTAATTTTGGAGGACTTAACTATGAAGAGTATTATTATTGTAACCGCTTATGGTGAGGATAACTTTTACCAAAAGCAATACGAAGATGTTGTAGGTCTTTATTCCGATGTAAACAAGGCTCTCGAAGGAGCGAAGAAAGACGGAATGACTAACAAGCAGCTTGACGACTTCCACCACCAAAACGGATGGTTGTATCTGACAAATGCTCTGATGTGCGGTAACGATTTTGCGAATGTTCAGGTGAACTACGAGGAAGAGACAGACGGCAGGCGCAAGCCTTGCGAGAGTTCCTATATGTTCAAAGTGTATAACGTAATCTAAGGAGGACAATCTATGATAAACAATATCTCAACTCTCCTGATGTTGGCAAAGACCGACATTCAGGGAGCAGCAGCACTAGCGAAACAAGCAAATCTGTTGGCGGAGTTTCTTGAAGCTCTGCCTACGGAATTGGCTTACAAGTTAAATCCAAACATCAGATAGGAGGACAGATTATGAAAAAGAGACTAGCTAAACAGATAGCGAAATTGTGGAATGAACAATTCGCAGGCAGAACAGAGGAGACTGCAACAATCGCAAAGGTAGAGGGAGACGGAAAAGAAGTGGTTATCTACCATGCAAAAGAGAATGACGGAATGTGTTTTTTCCAAATAGAAAATGTCACCGATATAACACGCATATTCAATGTAAGTGCATACGTTGAATGTCACTCGGGCAAATGTGTTGCACATCTGTTTTGATGGGAGGAACAGCCATGACCCCACAAGAGAAAGCCGAGTGGCAAGCGCAATGCGAGGACAGCCACAGACGAGCGGAGACGAGGCGGCAACACCTACTAGGCAAGCTGGCTAAGTACCGACAGAAAGGGTGGGAGAAGGAAGTTCTTCCCTACGGCATACCATTTCGGGAAGACGAGAGAACGCTGAACGAGCTTTCCCACCATATAACAAAGATTGAACGAGCGCACCGAGAACGCATGAAGGAAAACATAATGGCAGTTCTGAAACTGATTGGCATTATCCTTTTCCTTTGGTTGGTGATTAATAAATAACAATAGCCCCACACGAGAGCAATCTTGTGTGGGGCATTTTTTTGTTTATATACTTTTCTGAAACTTCCTGACCTCACGGACAACGGCTTTCATCCTGACGTGGGCATACACTCGTTGCGTTGTGTTGATATTCGCATGACCCAGCACTCGGGAAACAATCTCAATCGGCACTCCGTTGTTAAGCATTAACATTCCGGCAGTGTGTCTTGCCCAATGGGAACTGATAGGCTTATCCACCTTTGCCCTCATTGCGACTATCTTAATATACTCATTGTACTTGGCATTGCTGATAGTGCCGAAGTTCCAACCTTGACGATCCAAACAAGCCTTTGCCTGAGAAACAAGCGGAATAATATACTGCACTCCATCCTTGATGCGTTCTCCGTCTATCACCAATTCTCCATCAAATTCCACAACCTTATCCCTAGAGAATGCAAGCATATCAGAGAACGCTAGCCCCGTATAGACTGAGAAGACAAACATATCGCGCACACGCGCGAGAGTTGGCGGCAGAACGACACGCTCTATGGCTTTGATTTCCTCTGTGGTGAGGTACTTATCCTTTCGAGGCTCTGCACGCTCTACACGCACTCTTTTGGAGGCATAAGGCGAGGTTTTCAGATAAGCATCCGCTATTGCATCGTTGCAGAACTGACGGAGGTACTTGTGGTAGCTCTGAATGGTGGACTTCTGATAGCCATTCTCCTTTAACAACTGTGCGAACCTCATTAACTCTGTCACGTTTAACTCTGAGAACGTGCGGAACATTTTCCATTTCTTAATCTGACGGAGAAAAGTGTCGTATCTTTTTCGGGTTGTCTCACGAACATCTTTTAGACTAGCCTGCTCCTCTATGTATTCCCAGAACGTTTTGTTCACGCTGTCTGCCTTGATAGCAGTCGGGAGATATTCAATGTCAATGAAACCTTGCTCCTCCATCTGAAAGACAATCGCCTCTGCCTTGCTTCTCAGGTTGGTTAGCTTGTCATTAATCGCCTTTGCGTTTGGATAACTAGGGCTTACCCTCTCATTCCTAAAATAGAACGGAGGAACTTTAATACCCGTTGAAACATACTTTGTCTTGCGTTCATAAGTGATGCGCAATTCAACAATTTGAGGGGTTTTTGAGCCTTTTTCGGCTTTCCTCGTGTTAATAAAACTTAAATGTACATTAGCCATTTCTCTGTATTTTTAGTGAATAGTGATTACTATTGAAATTTGTTTTACCTTTTTTTCCCAAGTTGCCATTTGGTAAAACATTGGTAAAACATTTCGCAGTACTTAGTAGTACTTAGTAGTACTTAGTAGTACCTTGTAGTACTCTATTTTTTGTAACACTTTTTAACGTGTAACTAACTAGTTTTCAGTACTTTGAGAGACAAAAAATAAGACAAGATATTGAAACTCAATGTCTTGCCTTATCCCAGAGAAATTATTGTATGAATTTGCTTTGTGTGATCCGCTTGGGGTCATTATTTTTTGTCTCTGAAATCTCAGCAAGTATCTGTCTGTCTGTAATTTATTTGGTTATCAGTTTTCTATATGGGTAGTGATTTGGTAAATCACTTTTTCTGCATTTATAACGCATACATTTTGTGAATTATTGTATTGTTAATATGCTTTTAACACTATTTGGCTGTTCAAAATCTTTGTCATACTTTTGCATCCGTCACGAAAATAGGCTTCGTTGTGTACATTAGCGCATACAATATTACTTGCAAAAAGTTAAGCTATACAAGCTCTCGTCATCAGCCTATTTGGTGCGAGAGTTTTTTTTGTGCTTGTACCTGACCTAACGGAAGGATTCAGTTCATCCCTACCCTCTTGACTCCGTTAGTGCCACACAAAGAGAAAAAGTCTGTGGCAAGAGATGGGCGCAAGGAGCAGTCTCGACAGGCAGAAGTAATTTCTGAATATGCTCCAGCCTCCACGAATACTCGTGCGGAGGTGCGATGGAAACCTCACCGCTTCCCATGCGGCAAGACCAAACGCTAAAGCCTTTTTTATTACGCATGAAGCAGATTTTTGCCTCGCGCGTAATAGGAAGGGCTTGTGCTCTGTTTCCTACCTTAAACCCTATGGCATGACCTTAATGACATAAGATAAGACACAAGTATAAGGAAAGAAATAAACAAAGAAAGAGAGAATAATACGGAAATATATAACTTATAAAAGGAAGAACACAAGACACAAGTAAATTTTGCCCGAAAATTCCCCACGAAAAACACGATTTCAGCCGTTTTTTTATGCAAATGTGGGTAAGTTATCCACCCGAATGCCGTTAAAGCCACAGCAGGCGATTTTATGCACGAATAAACTCGTCTATGATTTTGTTCTTCTCGTCAATGACACACTCAAGCTCGTTTATCTCCTGCGCATATTGCTTGAGCCTCTTCTGAAACCTCAAGAAGTCTATCTGCATATTCCGCATGGCAACCTCGTTGTTCACCGACTTCTCCGTTACCGCATCGTGCATATCTCCCTTGCCTCTTAGCAGCCATTCTGCGGACACCTCTGGATATAGCTCTAGGATCTTGACGATGAACTCTAGGTTGAGTCTCGCCTGCTTCTTCAATATCCTATCAACAGTCGATTGCTGCATACCTAGCTGTTTAATCGCCCAATTATTAATGCTAACAACGTGCTTACGGACAATGAGTAATTTAATCCTGTCTAGCAACGCATCGCTATATAATTCATCCATACTTGTGAGTGTATAAAAGTGTTTCGTAATGTTAAATTACATAAACTACCCAAAAATACATTATGCAAAATTTGGTAGTTTATGATAAAATGGGTAACTTTGCACTCGAAGTTAAACAATTTCTGCATAAACCGAGAATTATCGGGTGCAAAAGTAATAATTATTTCCTAGATATGCAAGAAAAGAAGTATAAAAAACCTTTAAAGTTCAGGGAAAAGCAAATCCTTATCCCTAAACAACAGACTGAAAAGCTGCACAAGATGTTCGGTGTCTCGGAGGTCAGCATATACAGCGCACTCCGCTATGACATGAACTCTGAAAGGTGCGTAGCAATACGAGAGGCAGCGTTCAAGAGCGGTTGTGCAGAGGTGATGATACGCAGACCGATGGCTCAGTACGACATCTATGTTAATAAGGAGTTGGGAGATCCAATGGCAACTGCACATTCATAGACACCTTATTTATTTATAGACTAAATCTATTAGAGGGTATCACCAAAATTGGCAACACCCTAGTATTAAAGAAACAACGAACACATTTTTAGCAGGTTAAGACGACAGCTTAATTTTCAGCAGTCGTTCAACGAAGCCAAAAGTAGCTCGGTTAAAAACCACAAATCTATTATGAACAATGAAGTAACAATCTTTGGCGAAAGCCAACAGAAATTAAGTTCGCTCGAAATTGCAGAGCTGACAGGTAAGCAACACAAGGATGTGTTGAAAGCCATACGAAATATGGAGGAGGCATGGGTGAAAGTATGTGGGCGCAAATTTGCGCTGACATCCAGAACCATATCTATTAGAGTTAAAACCCAAATCTATTATGATTTCAAGCAACATAGTATTCAAAGGTGACAACGACCTCGCACTGACAAATAGTTTGTTGGTTGCTGAAAAGTTTGGAAAAGAACATCATAATGTCATTAAGGCAATAGAGACACTGCTAGGGGGTGTCGTTAAAAATAACGAGACCCCAATCGAAGATACTCAGAGAATGTTTGAGAAATCAACGTACATAAATCCGCAGAATGGGCAGGTTTATCCAATGTACATTATGAACCGCGATGGCTTTAGCCTCCTAGTGATGGGCTTCACAGGAAAGAAAGCACTCCAATTCAAACTTGAGTTCATCAATGCCTTCAACGAAATGGAGCGCATCATCAAGGAGAACAAACCAAAGCTGTCACAAGCCGAGTTTCTTTTGCAGCAAGCACAGATGTTTGTGGAAATGGAACGCAGGACTTCAAAGATTGAGAACGAGATAGCCGAGATGAAGAAAGAAAGGGAAGAAGCTACATACGCACTTCTCACAGAGCAATACTTGTCAAAGGATAGTCTTCCCGAGCTTTCGGAGGCAAAGCAGCGCAGGCAGAACATTCGCAGAATGATTAACGACTACTCGGCAGCAACAGGTCTTAGGCAGCAGGATATTTGGCACGACATATATGCGAAGCTGTATTATCAGTATGGCAAGAGCATTAATTCGTACAAGAAGCGTGACAGCGACAAGACGAAGTTGGATATAGCCGAAAGGGTTGGTCTCCTCCCACAGATACACGCTATTGTTTCGTCAATGGTTCGCTCTGTTCAAAGGGCAATGTAAATACCCAAAATTCGGGGTATTTAAATATGGAAGATTCTACATATTTAAACTCCTAACTGATTGATAATAAAGATAAAGCAAGTAATATGTACGAGAAATTTTCAGAGAGCTATCCGGGCAACTTCCCTTTCACAATGGAGGAAAAGGCAAAGCAGATGGGCTACTCACTCAGCCGATTCAAGGCCGTATATAGAACACTCGGTCTTAACTATCAGAAGATAGACGGCAGGCGCAGGGTGATGTTTGAATAACGATTTTGTTTAATCCTATTATAATTAATGAAATGTTATCAGAATGTTTTTGTTTTTCTAAAGCATTTGTTTTCATGTCGTGAGACACACGAGAAATTCATTGTATGAAATGTGAGTTACGGCGGTGACTCACAATACAAGGGCGGAGCTGGTTGCTACCTACAACACAAACACAATAGTTTCATAATTCATATTCTTCATAGTTAGTAAACCAGAGAATTTTCTTTCATGTAAGCCTTGGTAGGAGGTTCGATTCCTCCTCCGTCCACAGTTATTATCATAATTGATTTAAGACCTAAAACTACATTCTACGACTATCATCCGTGAGGATCATAGTTTGGTACGGCAGATGGTGCAGGGTATTATTGTTCGACAACAAATAGTTTTAGCAACCCTCTGTGTTCGACTCGCAGCGTACCAACAATGTTTGTTAATTATAAGAGATGATCTTGGATATAAATGGTATTTTCTTTTTGGTGTCCGTGAGGATAAGGTTTTAGAGAACAACAGTATGTAGATATTAGATTTTAGTTATTAGAATTTTCCCTGAGACTGGTTCGTGACGAATAGGTCTCTTCTTTGGAAGACCTCGGAGGTTCATGGCAGTCCGACTCTGCTATCTTCCACTATGATAAAGAAGACAACAAAACCCAGAGCGTTAAACCGCTCGACAGAGTTGAGGAAGGCAGATGAAGCGTTCTCACTCTATATACGCACAAGAGACTCGCAAGCCTATCAAGGCAGAGCGTTCAGGTGTCTTGCTTGTGGCAAGATTAAACCGATAGAACAAGGCGATGCAAGTCATTTAGTCGGAAGACAACACATGGCTACTCGCTTTTCTGAGGACAATGTTTGGGTAACTTGTAGGTATTGCAACCGCTTCGACAACGGCAACCTGATTGAGTATCGCAAGAACCTTGTCAAGAAGATTGGCGAAACAAAGGTAATCATGGTTGAGGCAGCAAAGAATACGACACACCGCATGGATGCGTATGATTTGCGAGAGATAGCACTTTTCTACAAGAAAAAGGTTAAAGAGTTTGAATATCAAATCAAATAGTTATGGAGTACAGAACTTGTAAAGTCTGCGGAAAGACAAAGCCGATGTCAGAATTTTACGGAAAGACATATACTTGTAAAAGATGTGTCTGTAAACGTAACTCAGACAAGGCTATGCAAAGGAATTTGGAGCGATACCCTGACCTCCCTAACGAGGAATGGAGATACGTACCATTCGACCATAATTATATGGTTTCCAATCTAGGAAGGATTCGTTCTATTGTTTATGGCGGTCATAGAGGAAAGGTATTAAGCCCTGCCAAACATTGTCAAGGTTATTTGCGCATACGTTTAGCACGCGGACATTCCTATTGTATTCATCGTTTAGTGGCTATGGCATTTATTCCTAACCCTGAGAACAAGAAAACTATCAATCACAAGAATGGAATAAAAAACGACAATAGAGTGGAAAACCTTGAGTGGGCAACACAGAGCGAAAACAATCGTCATGCAATAGCCACAGGGTTGAAAGTCTATACAGAAAGACAGAGGCTATCTGCTATTGCTAGAGCAAAAATCCCAGATACCTACATCTTCAAAGTGTTTGAACTACACAAGCAAGGAGTAAAGCAATGTAAGATAGCAGAACAGCTAAACATTACAAGAGCTTTTGTTTGCAGAGTGCTTAACGGCAAGACTCGCACATATACTCAGAAAGTCAAGGAACTTAAAGCAGAGAAAGGACTATCATAATGGAAGAAAAGAAGTTTGATTTGGTCTATTGCCTAGGCACAGAGGACGGCAAAGGTGTACGTGAGGCTTTAGAAGCACACGGAGGCAAGCACGTGCCCTCAAAAGATTGTTCATACAAAGGAGCTACCAACGCTTACTATATATCCCCACGCGATGGTACTATAGATGGTATATGTATCTATCCTTATAATGCTTTCGTAGAGTTCATAAAACCTCTATTCACAGAGATCGAGCCGCTAGATGGTAGAAGACGGAGAGCCTACATGGGAGGACGTTTCTGGGTAGTGCGTATGAATCCTCTTGCCATTATTGACTCTAGTATAGATGCGTACCAAAGAATTGATAATGTAATTTTTGAAAGCGGAAACTATTTCCTGTCGGAAGCGGAAGCGCAGGAATACGCAGATAAAATCAACCAACTATTCAAAGATAGACTATGAGTAAAGAAGATTTCATAAAAGACTTCATCCTCCGCAGGGCAGGATGGGCAGATGCTTCGGAGAACAGCGTAGAGAATACCCTACGGCTTGCCAACGAGTACGCTGACAGACTATTCCCGACAGACCCAAACGGCAAGCATGAGACTATATGCAAGGTACTTCGGAACTGCAACTTGCAGAAGCTAGTGACACTCCCGACAGAGGAACGCTATGCGTATCTTTCGGAAGTCCTAGACTCTAAGATGTCACAAGAGGATATGTTATTATTCACTCACCTGAAACCGAACAATGAGAAAGTTAATACAAGAAGGAACTGATGATCGTTGCTGTGGCTGTTGCCAATACTTCCTCTACGAAGATATATATGGCTATGGCTACTGCGACTTGTCAAAGAACAAACCCGAGGCACATTGTTCAGATGTATGTGCAGGGTTCAAACATGAATAGCTATGACAGAAAAAGAATTGGTAAGGCTTGCCGAAGAAAGAAGCTATAAGAATTTAGGTAGATTGTCTCCTGCGTTTGTGCAAGGATATATCAAAGGTTTCCACGAATCAGAGGAATGCCACCAACCAGTAGAGATACCACTTAAATGAATAGATATGATCTACATTCCCACCTTTGCGGAAGTTGCTAAATTAAGGAAGAAGAAATGAGACAATGCGACAACTGCGAGAACTACGCCCAACAGAGCAGCAGTTCCTCCCTATGCAAAATCAAACGTGCTATTGTCAAGTTCTGTGGCATTTGCACCAAGTATAAACCTAAAACTATTAAACAATGAATGTCAAAAGCCTAATTGGGTATGTAATCGTGCCGACAGGTGATTGCAAGACTTGCCCTAACGACAAGGAAGAATGCCGCAAGCTAACTCTCGCAGGAGGTCAGCAGATTTGTGTCAGAAACATCTTAACAACAATAATATAATTATGAAACTTACAATCAAGAACATCAAGCTAAACTGGTTCAAGGGTATAACAAACCTTGATATTGACTTCGTTGATACTATCACAACAATCAGAGGTCGCAACGGAGCAGGCAAGTCCACGATAGCGGACGGACTCTCATGGCTACTCTTTGGCAAGAACGCAAAAGGTGAGACAGCATTCGGCATTAAGACACGTGACGAGCAGGGCAATGATATTCCGCACAAGGATCACTCCGTTACAGCTACATTCCTAGTGGACGGAAAGGAAATCACCCTCTCTCGTACCCTCAAGGAGAAATGGACTAAGCAAAGAGGCTCAGACGAGGAAGTTCTTTCCTCTAACGTAACCAAGTATATGGTTAATGGCGAGGAAGTAACCAAGACAGACTACGATAAGTATGTTAGCAGCATTGCGCCCGTCAATCTGTTCTCATTACTCTCTACTCCTTCCGCTTTCTGCAATCAGCATTGGCAGGAGCAGCGCAGGGTACTCTCTGAGATAGCAGGCAAGATAGACTACGACAAGATACTCAGCGAGGATGCACGCTATGCAGCTTTACTAAAGGAGTTGGAAGACCAATCTCTTGAGGCTTACCGCAAGCACCTCTCATATCAGATTAAGGAACTCAAAAAGAGTATCGCAGAAATGCCTGTCAAGGTGCAGACACTCAACCAGACATTGCCTACTTGTGAGACTTCCGAGGAGGAACTGACGAGCTTGCTTAACGAGGTTTCAGAGCAGCTTAAACGTGTAAACGCAGAGATTAACGCTGCAAAGGCAGGCGGTGCGGACTTGTTTGCCACTAAGAACATTAAGGACAAAATTCAGTTTACTGAACGTCGGCTCCTCAACATCGAAACCTCAAAGCGCAACCTCGCAAGAGAGGCTGTCGAGCAGCACGAAGCAGAGGTGCTTGACGCATTCCGTCAGCTAGCCGATGCAAAAAACTCACTTGAGGACTTGCAGAAGAAACGCATATCAGTCTATACCCTTATCGACAAGGCTGACGAGAGGATAGAGGAGATTAAGACAGACCTTGCAATAGGCAACGCTGATTGGCGCAACCTCAAAGAAGAAAGGTTTGAGTTTGACGAGAAATTGACTGTCTGCCCAACTTGCGGTCAGGAACTCCCCGTAGAGCAGGCGCAGGAGCGTTACAAGGATGCACTCACACACTACAATCTCGCAAAGGCAGCACGCAAGGAGGCTCTGTTGAAGAAAGCCGAAAAGCTGAACGCTGATTTGGAGCAGGCAAAGGCTGTGAAACAGGAGAACATAGATATGCTTGCCATCACAGACGAGCAGATACAGAATGCCTCAACCTTTGTTCACGACCTAGAGGCTAAACATAAGGAGGTATCAGAAGCTAAAGCACCTAGCTATCAGGAATTGCTTGATGCAGATGCGAACTACCTAGCTCTCAAGCAAGAAATAACCGACCTCTACAATAGCCTAGAGCAACCAACCGAGGGTGGCAGCGTAGATACCTCCAACCTAGAGGAAGAAGCAGCCAACTTGCAGCGTGATATAGAAGACATTAAGCGCAAGATATACGATTGTCAGAACTTTGAACGTGTATCTAAACTTATCGAGGACACCAAGGCACAATGGCAAGACCTCAACAAGCAGCTCACAGCACTTGAGCAGAAGGAAGATGTGGCTATCGCACTTTCGGATAAGATGGATACTCTCCTTGAGGATAGCGTGAACTCGCATTTCTCTATCGTTAAGTTTAAGCTGTTCCGCACTCTCGTGGATGGTATAACCAAAGAGCCTTATTGCACAGCTACGCTCAATGGTGTGGACTACCGAGATTGCTCTGCGGCGCAAAAAACCAATATGTCTTTGGATATTATCAACACTCTCTCTCGTCACTTTGACACCTACGTTCCATGCTTCCTCGACAATGCAGAGGGTATTAACACAATCCTCGAAACGCAGGCTCAACAGATTAGGCTCTATGTATCAACAGACCAGGACATTGTAGTGAATATGCTATGAAACAATCAAAATTATACGAAGCTCAATGCGGTGATTCTATCGACGAGTGTATTGACTCCCTTTTAGGGATAGTAAAAGACAAAGGTGATGATGTAACCTTACGTTTTAATGGAGTTTACCTAAAAATAACTCAATGGCATACGAGACAGCAACTTTTTGAAGAATACAAGCGCGGTTTACACGAGGCGAGTCTTGTATCTATGGAGCAATGTGGAGATATTCTGAAAGTAAAGGACATCGCTGATGTTATTGCACGTGGGATAAAGAAGCTCGTAAAAGAGGAGGAATGAGTATGACAAAAACAACTAAACTTCTATCCATTCCGATTACGGAAGATATTGAGGACTTTCCAGTGCCTATATTAAGTTTTGCTATTGCTATGTGTCTTTGGATGTCAAAAAATCCAAAGAAAGAAATAGAGAAAATGTTTAAGCTGAATAAGTCTCAAAATCATAATTTTGGAATTAATTATAGAAAAAGGAGGTAGATATGAGAGCATGGGTAACAAGACATACAAATGGTATGCTGTCTATACATACGCAGAAACCACGTAAGGTCAGAGGAACTTTCTTTAAGGAATGGAGGTCTCCTTCACCAATCTACATTAACGAAGAAGATTTACCTGAAGGTGTCCATCCTCGTTATGATGATGAAGAGCCGACAGAAGTAGAAATAATCATTAAAGCAATGGAGAAATAGACTATGACAAATCAGGAGAAATTAGAAGGACTCAAGAAGTTCTTGCAAGAGAATGGATTGGAGTATATCGAGCAATACAGGTCTAGCAAGTACAACCTGACAATGGACTTGTTGGTAAAAAAACTGAGAATCGCAGTCTTTATCTCTGACGGTGATCCTGAACATGAGAAATCTCTTGTCTATGCGACTAAGCAGAATGGCAGATATTGGCTCACAAAGGTATATAATCCGTTCTTCATCCGTGAAAGCGACTCTATGGAGTTCGTCATAGAAAAGATGCAGAATACAATTATCAAACGCATGATGCAGGCACAGAAACGCTGGCAGAAAGAACAAAGGCGCAAGGAGAAAAAGCAATGATTAAAAAGAAATACAACAAGAAAGAGTACGGCACTAACAATATGTACCTTGATGCTGCACTAGAGGCTCTGAAACAGGCTTGCGAGGAAGACAAGGAGATAACCCATTTCCTTCTGCTCAAGAAAGGAGAGAAGATGATATTCTCCCACAACGGAGAAGAACTAGAACTCGGCAAGGCAATCGCTCATGTTTGTTTCAAGTACGAATGGTTCCGCACAGCCGTACTCGCAGCAAGCGACTGCATCCACACCATTCTCGGGGACGAACAGAGGCTAGCTTCCATAGAGAAGTTTGTTGACAAGATGGAGGCTTTCAATAAGGCTCTAGAAGAATTAACAAAGGACATAGACACAGAACAAGTGGAGGAATAGATTATGACAGCCAAAAAGACTTTCGACGAGAATTGTGATAAAGTTAGAAGAACTGCACTCACAGAAGATATGACCTACGAGCAGAGGTTGGCAATGTTAAAGTTGCGCTATATGTAAGCAAAGGAGGACAAGGTATGCCAACATTAAAGATGAATATAGATGGAGTAGAGCGGCAAGTTGCCGTCAACTCTTACAAGGACAGTCCTTGTAATAATTGCCCACCCGACAGAAGGTGTGACGAATGCAATGTAGGTTTATATATAGTAATAAAATGAAACGGACAGAACTACTCGCACTCAAGACCGACAAGGAGAGGATTGAAGTTCTCCCTGCTGTTGATTGCTACGATTGGGATGTAGTCGTGGATTGGGAACATGAGACTGACAATCCCGAGAACAAGGAACTGTACCGAACTTATAGATGCAGCCTCTATCACAGAATGGAACTGCACGAGGGCAGTCTATAAACGAATACACAAACACAAATAAATAATATAAATGGTACACGGTTCTTCTTTTTCGGGCATCGGAACACCAGAGATAGCAGCCGAGATACTAGGATGGGAGAACGCATTTCATTGCGAAATCAATCCTTTCGGAAGGCAAGTCCTAGATTATTATTACCCAAACGCAGAAAGTTATGAAGACATCACCAAAACAGATTTCAGCAAGTGGCGAGGAAAAATCGACGTACTCACAGGCGGATTTCCTTGCCAACCATTCAGTTATGCCGGGAAGCGCAGAGGCTCGGAAGATGACCGCTACCTCTGGCCGTATATGCTTAAGTGCATACAACAGATCAGACCAACTTGGTTCGTTGGTGAAAATGTTGCTGGAATCACAACGATGGTATTCCCCGGCGAGGATGTTACGGTGGGAAGCGGTGGGTCTATCTTCGAGCAGACGGACTACATGGCAAGAGACGAGAGATACGTCATTGAAGAAATCTGTAGCCAACTTGAAGAGTGTGGATATTCCGTCCAACCGATGCTTATTCCGGCTTGTGCCGTGGGAGCTCCCCACAGACGGGACAGGGTGTTCATCGTCGCAAGGCGAGTCGAAGCCGTTTCTGAAGACACCATGCACAGCCGACAGCTACACCGACCAGATGAAGAGCAAAGGAGTGAGCGGAACGAGCGGAACACTTGCGCAGGAGGTGGTGAACGGATATGCGGAGAAACATCGCGGAATACTGCCGACACCGACAGCAGGAACTTGGAAGACTGCGGACAGCTCGGCAAAAGCCTGGGAGAAAAGAATTGCGGACAATCGCCAAGAGGACATTTCAATGGCAATATACAAATCAATGAAGGATTGCTCCCCGAAAACAGATGGCGAGATTTTCCGACTGTCTCCCCTGTTTGTGGAAGAAATGATGGGCTTCCCTTTGATGTGGACCGCCTTACCATTTCTTTCGGAAAATGGAGAAGAGAATCCTTGAAAGCCTACGGCAATGCGATTGTAGTTCAATGTATGTACGAAATCTTTAGAGCAATAGATGAAGTAAGCAAACAACAGGAGGAAAGAGTATGAGCATCCAAGAGTATCTTTTCCGCAAGTGGCAATCCCAAGGTCTCACCGATAGGGAGAATACACTTCTCACCCACCTTGCAGAACTTAACCCCTTGTTGCAGGGGGTGCTAGAGACAGAGTGGTTTAAGACTCACAACACAAACAAATCATCATAAATATGGCAATAGACAAAAGTAAATCATGCACCTTTAACAGAGGCGGCAAATGCGCTCTCGCAATCCCTTTCTCAATGTGTGAACGCTGTATGGCTTATCACCCTAAGGAGATAAACTACGATGCGATGCGAGAAAGGTTGCACCTCGAAAGATTCGACAATTAATCACAACTAAAACTTATTAATCATGGCAGAAGAAAAAACAGCAGCAATTCAGACTGCAAAGCAAACACAATTAGTGCCTCGTCAGAAGATGGAGAACCTTCTTCAATCTGACTACTGGCAGGATGCGCTCAAGCGCACTCTAGGAGATAACGCAGGAACATTCGCAACTTCGCTTGTGGAACTTTTCTCAGAGGACAAGCAGTTGGCACAATGTGATCCTAAGTTGGTAATCAAGCAGGCTATGCTTGCAGGAGCCGTTGACTTGCCTATCTCAAAGGCTATCGGTTTCTCTTACCTTACCGTATTCAAGAACAAGGGAGTGCCTACACCTACCCTCATGATTTCAACACGAGGCTACATTCAGTTGGCACAGCGTTCAGGCAAGTACAAGCTAATCAATGCCGACACGGTTTACGAGGGGCAGATTGTTACTCGCAACTTCATGACGGGAGAGTTCGAGCTTCGTGAGGAACGCACATCAGACAAGGTGGTAGGTTTCTTTGCCTACATTAAGACCACAGACGGATTTGAAAAGACTCTCTATATGTCCGTTGAGCAGATGGCACACCACGCTAAGACCTTTAGCGCAGGCATTAAGTCTGACAAGGAGTTCACCGAGCAGAAACTTATCGACCTCATTCAGTCAACAGCAAAGAACGGACCTATACCGGGAGTTATGGGATGGAAAGGCTGTCCTATTGCAATGGCACAGAAGACAGTCCTCAAGCAGCTTATCTACAAGTACGGACCGATGTCTGTATCTGTGGCAAAGGCTATCTCTAACGATGATGATGGTTGGGAAAACCCTTCGGCAGAACAGCAGAGAGACGAGCTTAATGCAGCTCCTAAACCTGTGTTCGATGCTTCTCAATTTGAAGATGTAGAGGAGGTGATTGAAGATGAACCAAGTCCTTTCGACCAGCAGTAATCATGAAACTGATTGTCATAAATAGTAACTCCAAGGGGAATGCCTATATCCTTGAATCAAGTAGTGAGATATTGCTACTTGAGGCAGGGGTTAGGCTCCGCGAGGTGACTAGCAAGCTCAATCCTCAGAAGAATGTCGTAGGACTATGTGTTTCCCACGTTCAGCATGGAGACCACGGCAAGTACGCAGACAACTACCTCAAGAGGTTTGGCTGTGACTCTGTTACTTCCGAAAATGGGATAAGCGGTAAGACCTACCCTCTAGGCGAGTTCTATATCACTCCATTTGAGGTGTACCACGATGTCAAGTGCTTCGGCTTCCTCATTCATCATAAGGAAATGGGTACTCTCCTTTTTGCGACGGACACCTATTGTCTTCCCTACACATTCAAGGGAGTAAACCAATGGTTGATAGAGGCTAACTATGCCGATGATATTCTAGAGGCTAACCTTGCCAACGGAAGGATAGACAAGAAGCAATACGATAGAATAGTTGTCTCGCATTTCTCTTTGGATAACTGCGTCAAGGCTCTCATAGATGGAGATGCAAGCAAGTCTCAGTCTATTACGCTCGTACACCTCTCAGACCGCAATTCGGATGCAGATAGATTTCAGAATAGTGTGGCAGCAGCATTCGGTGTTCCCACCTTTATAGCAACAAAAGGACAAGAAATTAATCTAACGAAGCAATGAGATACAATCCCTCCGATCCCAGAGACATAATGAAGGCTCACCAACAGCTTGAGTATTACATTGCCAACAAGATACCCTTTGAGCTAGACAAGCTCAAGGTATCTAGGACACGCAATCAGAACAGCTACTATTGGGTGGTCTTGAAGTATTATGCCTCACAGATTGGTTTCACGAAAATAGATGCGGAAAAAGAATTCAAGGAGGTGGTAAATCCCGACATATTCGTCAGGGAGTTCACAGACAGAAACGGAAATTCCCACAAGGTTATACGTTCCTCCGCAGATATTACCAAAGAGGAAATGACCTCTGCGCTTAATAACTTCCGAGTCTATGCTGAGACCTATGCAGGTATCTGTATTCCTTACGAGGACGATTGGGCAGACATCAGAGCTTGCGAGCGTGAAATAAAACAAGTAGAAGGATATATTTAATGGAGAAATAGTATGAAAGCAAGACACATAAAGAAATTACGAGAACGCATTAAAACGTTCAACAAATACGAGATACGAAGATCAGCAAGTCTGTTCGGAGATTTCTTCGGCTGTAACCGCCTCGGTCTTGTAATGGATAACTATTACATAACCGCAGATAGTCCCGAACTTGCACTTAAAAGGTTCTTCCGTTATTATGAGAGAAAGATGAAACGTAGGCACGATAACTACACATCTAACCCCGAAGAAACCACTGAAAAATGGGGTAGAATAATGGTAAAGAATCTAAAGAGTGGATTTATGACATTTTATAGATAACGTTATGGTACAAGAAAAGAATTAATTATGGCAAATGCACTTAAAAAATTAAAGGAGTTCTTCTATCACCATCGGTCAATAGTCAGGGACTATTGGTTTGAAGGTAACAAGAATAACTACACCGAAGAAGAGGCTGTCACATCTTTAGAGGCATTGAGCTTTTATTGTTGGTTTACAGAGAAGATACAATTCAAAGGAAATAAAATCGTAAAATTACCACAATTACGAAGATAAAAATAGTTAGAACTCGTCACACCGTTAATTGGGGTGATGGAGAAGATGGAGGAGAAATCACATACGATGTGTATCATGGGTTTAGTAGCGTACCGCCATTGCCATTTTGTACTAAATGGATATTAGACAGAAGCGGTTTAACGGAGGATGAACTCATGCAATACATGAAACCTCTACTAACAATCAGAGGCTCTGTTAAAGTTATTACAAAATTATCAATCCCATATTGATGTTGTTATGACAAGAAAAGAAATAGAAGATATTTTGACAGCAGAGGGCAAGGCGGTAATCTGTGACGTGATAGTTCGACTTATGACAAAAGGGGAGATTGATATTACAGATATTAACGCTTGCAAAATCACTACACCTACGGGCAAACGTGTTTGCGAATATGTATTGAGCAACTAACAACTAAAAACAATACAAAATGACACTCAAAGAAAAATTTTACGCAATATACAAAAAAGTATATAAAACAGACAAAGAGCCAAATTCATTTGAATTGGCAAAACTGGCAAACATACTTGCAAATGCTATGGTTTGTTGTGCTGATGCGGAACAAGAATTAGGGACAGACGTTTTTAACGCACTTAAAAAATGCGTCAAAGTAAACAAACGTTCTACTCGGGTAGATATAACAGCACTAATGAAATTGTTAAATGACAAATAACGCTTTCTAAAGGCTTTTGTGGGCAAAGGTAGTGCAACATACTACCTTTCCCATAGAATGCCTTGAAAAAAGCCTAAAAAGTGGCAAATATGAAACGTGAAAAGAAAGAAATAATACAAGATATAGTCGTTATAGTTTTTTTCGTTACAATGGGCGTTTATCTTACGTGTGTTTTGGGGAGTTTTTTAATTAATAAAATCTTTTAAAATTATGGGATGCGATATTCATTTAAGAGTTGAGGCAAGAAGAAAGGTAAATCCTTATCCTAATGACCGACATGAATGGTATAATGTTGGTTTTTATGGGGAATTTAGTTCTCGTATATACGGAATGTTTGCAAGAATGGCAAATGTAAGGAGTGGTGGGGATAACTATAAAGTTCAGTTTGAACCACGTGGTCTTCCAAATGATATGACAGATTGGGCTACGTGCGAGAGTTTTTATCTACACGTAACGGATGATGAAAATGCCGCAGAGTGGGGGGGAAACTATTACTTAAAGGAAAGAGCAGAAGAATGGGTAAAAAAAGGTTATGCAAAATGGGTGGATGACAATCATCGAAGAGTCACAGACCCAGACCATCATTCATGCTCTTGGCTTACAACACAGGAGTTAAGACAATGTTTTGACGATTGCTTTAAGCAAGAAGATGGCACATACAAGCCTTATGCTGACTATATTAAATGGTTGGGATTGGTGTCCTTATGTGAGGGAATTGAATCTGATGGAATACACGAATGCCGTGTTGTGTTTGCTTTTGATAACTAATTACAAAATCTTAGAATTATGAAAAAGTGTATATTTACAAACAAGCTAAACAATACTTCAAAAGAATGTTTGGTTGGTAATATCGGTGCGTTGGTTTACAACATTTGTAATGATGTTAAGTCAATGAATGATGTTATTCGTTGGTGTAATAGCCTTTCCTTACAAGCTGCAAAAATGGCTGTTAATTATGCTGAAGCATTAGCGTATGAACTTACTAAATGTAAATGAGTTATGGCAAAATACATAATAGAACTGACCGAAACGCAGTTACGTTTGATTGCAAATTGTGTAGAAGTCGGGTTCGCCATAATATTAGCAATCCTTCTGTTTGGCTCATTAGTTGCACTCATTTGGATAATAGGCTTAATCATTAAAGATGATATACATAAGACAATAAAAAAATAGAGGAAAGAGTATGAAAAAACTTAAAGAATATTTCCTTTTAATAAAAACGCTACGCAAAAGAATGGTGGCGATAAAGATTTCAGAAATGAATCTGGAGTTTTGGACGATTGCCCTTTTCTAAAAAATAAATCAATAACAAATGTAGTAACGCAATGAAAGTAAACTATACTTGTCAGAATACAATTAAACCTACGGATAAGGCTTTTTACCTGACGCCATCTATTGCAATATACACGTATAATGGTGTCTCAATAAAGAGCTGTACCATAAGTTTTGCTTGGCTTGTTTTTTCTTTTTGCATTGATATAATTATAAAGAGATAAAGATATGAAAGCATATACAGACATAGAACAAAGCAAGAAACTTGCTGAAATACTGCCGCTTGAGAGTGCGGATATGAAATGGTTTATTCCAGCAGATGATGAAGGTGAATTTATAGAAAAAGTTAGTCTTATAGAAAATAAATCTGAGTATAACTTATTTGATAAAATCACAAATTGGGATGATACACCTTACGTTCCTTGTTGGTCTTTGGCAGCATTACTTGAAGTATATCCTATGTGCGTAGGCAGGGATTTAGGAATGTATTGCTGTTGGGTAAACACTAAAAGTATGTGTTCAAGTCATTTTGATAATCCTGTTGATGCTTGCGTAGATATGATACTTAAACTTAAAGAAAGGAACTTAATATGAAACCAACAGATTTAATGGTTGATGATTGGGTTAAATGGAAAGATAAATACGTTCAGATTGCTACAATTAGCGGTATCGTGTATTCTTTCGGGCATATAGACGTAGAAATTGCACATTGTGGTAGCGGATTCGTCGAGAGGCACGACCTCAAAAGCATTTCGCCCATCCCTCTTACTTCTGAAATCCTTGAAAGAAATGGATTTGAAACCACTCCATCATCATGGGAAATGGAAATAAATGACATAGTTATTGTCATAGTTAAGATACAAGATGAATATCTCCTGTCTATATCTGAGCCTTATTGTGATGGTATTACTAAAGGATATAAGTGGACATTTCATGATTTAACAATTAGTTATGTTCATCAATTACAACACGCATTTCGTGTCTGCGGTTTGACAGAACTTGCGGATAACTTTAAGATTGAATTATTTTATTAAAAATATAAGATAAGTAATATGGAAAATCTTTATGGAGAATTAGACCTCACATTGTTGGGGCAGATTGTAAGACAGCACCCCGAGGCTGTCAAGAAAGTGACACTCAAGGATGGTACTACCCATCAGTTGTTGAACATCAATGTCTATGCACGTCAGCAGGTGGATCAGTACGGACGTACCCACTACATCAAGGCAGGTATTAAGAAAGCCGAGCAGAAACAAGATGTGAACTATTACATTGCTAACCTCAAGCCAAGTAACAGCAACCAACAGCAGACGCAGCCACAGCAGACAGGAGCGCAGGCTTTCGCTGACTTACCAAAAGATGAATCGGAATTACCATTCTAAAGTATGGAAATAGAAAAAGTATGTCAAATATGTGGCAAACATTTCTCAGTTCCTAGTAGGCGAATGCAGGCAAAGTATTGCTCTCGACAATGCGCTTTTCAGGCTTTGCACGGAGTTAATAATCTTATCTGTGCGTGCTGCGGAAAACCTTTCCACAGAAAACAGTCGTGGATAAATCGTTACAAGAATCTCTACGGTTTCTTTTGTAGCAAAACTTGCGCAAAGATGGGAATGAGATTGCGTATGTCTGGCGAGAACAATCATCAATACGGGTTGAAAGGAGATAAGAATGCTTCTTTCAAGGGAGAGATAACATGGCATAAAAACCATAAGTTAAAGGAATTTATGTTTTATTCTCCCGACCATCCACGTTGCGATAGGAATGGACGTGTGCATTTGCACCGTCTTATAGTGGAGAAAAATCATCATTTGTTTAATAGCGATTTCTTTGAAGTTATTAATGGGCACTATTGTTTGAAGAAGAACTATATTGTTCACCACAAAGACTTCAATCATACAAATAACGAACTTTCCAATTTGGAAGTCATGACACGTGGTGAACACACAAGGGTTCATAACCTTATAAATGTAAGGAGACGTGATGCTCAGACTGGAAGATTTCTTAGTAATAAAACATTAAAGACATGACACTAAACGAATACCAAACAAAAGCGATGGGCACTTGTATGCCATCTTCTGCTAACTTCTCTTATATGTTTCTTAATCTTATAGGAGAGGTCGGGGAATTTTCAAGCAAGGTAGCAAAGGCTATCCGTAAGCAAGAGTTGCCAATTCATTGCAACGATTTAGAGTTTACATGGATGCGTGAAACCAAAGGTAGTGCTTACACAGAACAATTCCGTGACGAATTGAAAAAGG